TGCATACGCCATTGACTGACATTGAACAGTTGAAGTTTGATATCATGCAACAGTTACAAGAAATCAATCGTGGTGATAAGTTGATGATTATCCTTGATTCTATCGGTAACTTGGCATCAAAGAAAGAAGTTGAAGATGCTCTTGAGGGCAAGTCTGTTGCTGATATGTCACGAGCAAAACAAGTTAAGAGTTTGTTCCGTATGGTAACACCACACTTAACTATCAAAGATATTCCAATGGTAGTTGTGAATCATACTTACAAAGAAATCGGTATGTTCCCTAAAGATATCGTTGGCGGTGGTACAGGTTCTTATTATTCTGCTGACAACATTTATATTCTTGGTCGTCAACAAGAAAAAGATGGTACAGAGATTGTGGGTTATAACTTCATTATCAACGTTGAGAAATCTCGTTATGTTCGTGAGAAGTCTAAGATTCCTGTCAATGTATCATTTGAAGGTGGTATCAACAAGTATTCTGGTTTATTGGACATTTTGATTGAAGGCAACTTTGTATCTAAACCATCACCTGGTTGGTATGCAAAAGTAAACCAAGATACTGGTGAGATTGGTGATAAAGTTCGTTATGACGGTACACAAACACCAGAATTTATGGAACCATTCCTGAAAGATGAGAAGTTTAAAAATTATGTAACTAACAAATATGGAATTGCATATGGAAGCATTATGGGAGAAGTTGCAGAATCTCCTGTTCTGGAAGAGAAAGAAGATGCCTAAAGAAGGCAAAGATTTCAAATTCATTGATTTCACCAATTCTGATATCACTGGCATACAAGTCATTTCTGGCAAGTATGCTGGTGTTGTATATCACTATGGTGGTGTCAGAGTAAAAGAACAAGGTGAACTGGCAACATTAGAATTTGGTTATACGCTTGTCCATTCAGGTGAACATGATATGGACGCCTTGCAAAAAGATGAAGAATTCTTTACAATAATGGGAGATATTCTTACTGAAATACTAACGAAACAAGCTAATGAACAGACTAGAAAAAACTATCCTGAAGAACCTGATTTACAATGATGAGTATGCTCGCAAAGTATTACCATTCATTCGTGCAGATTATTTCTCAGACCAAGTAGAAAAAAATGTATTCAAAGAAATTGCGGAGTTTGTAAGCAAATACAAAACTCCACCAACACATGAAGCACTTGTAATCAATTTCACAGAAAGTAAATCGCTGACCGAACCAGAAGTAAAGTCAGCGATTGCTCTTTTGAATGATATACATGAGGTAAGAAATGAGCCTAGTGATTCTTCTTGGTTGACAGATGAAACTGAAAAGTTTTGCCAAGATAAAGCAATCTACAATGCAATCATGGAATCTGTTGGTATTCTTGATGATAACCAAAAGACAAAAGCAAAAGGTGAAATACCTAAACTATTGAGTGATGCTCTTGCAGTATCATTTGACAATAGTGTTGGCCATGATTACTTGAATGACTATGATGCTCGTTATGATTTCTATCATAGAGTTGAAGCTCGTATTCGTTTGGACTTGGACTTATTCAACAAAATCACCAAAGGTGGTTTCCCAATCAAAACTCTGAACATCGCACTTGCTGGCACAGGTGTTGGTAAATCATTGTTCATGTGTCATTGTGCTGCCTCATCTATCAGTCAAGGTCATAATGTTTTGTATATCACTATGGAAATGGCAGAAGAAAAGATTGCTGAGCGTATTGATGCTAACTTATTGAATGTTGATATTAGTGAATTGCAAACAATGACAAAACAGGACTATGAAAGAAAGTTTGAAGTCCTAAAGAACAAGACACAAGGCAAACTAATCATCAAAGAATATCCAACAGCATCTGCTCATGCAGGCCACTTCCGTGCCTTGTTGAATGAGTTGAAACTAAAGAAGAACTTTGTACCAGATATTATCTTCATTGACTATCTAAACATCTGTTCTTCTAGCCGTATCAAAATGGGTGCAAGTATCAATTCTTATGCTTACATCAAATCTATTGCTGAAGAACTCCGTGGTTTGGCAGTTGAGTTTGCTGTGCCTGTTGTGAGTGCTACACAAACAACAAGAAGTGGTTACACCAACTCTGATGTTGGTTTGGAAGATACTTCTGAATCATTTGGTCTGCCTGCAACTGCTGACTTCATGTTCGCATTGATTTCTACTGAAGAACTTGAACAGTTGAATCAGATTATGGTCAAACAGTTGAAGAATCGTTACGGTGACCCTAATCTATACAAACGATTTGTTGTTGGTGTTGACCGTTCTAAGATGAGATTGTATGATGCTGAAGCATCCGCACAAGTTGATATTGTTGATAGTGGCCAAGAAGATACACCACCACTAAACACATTTGGTAACCGTGAAAGAAATTTCAACTCAAAGTTTGAAGGGATAAAAGTATAATGGGACCAAAATACATTATTGGTGGATATTACCTATGAAATACAGAAAACAATATCAACAAATGTGGAGCTTTGCTCACAAACTTTTTGGTGAAAAAACTCCACGCCAGATTACATATTGGGCTAGTAGAATGATTAGCAATCCAAAAGTGAGTGTTAAAGTTCTCCGTGTTGATGATTGTCATTCTGGTCTAACAATCGGTGGCCACTATGAACCTGATGAACAATACAAAGACATTGTTCTGTATGTTCATTTCAATAAAGATTGTGAAAAGGTTTTCTTTGACCATGTTGACATTGAAGTTTTCATACAAGAATTGTTTACAACTTATGTCCATGAAAAACGACACCGTTATCAATACCGTACCAGAGGTAATGTTTATGGGCCAGTTTACCGTTGTCCTATTGAAGTGAAAGGTAAAGATAATTACCGTGAATTGAATTATTATGGTGACCCGGATGAAATTGATGCTTACGCACTTGAGGCGGCAATAGAGAATAGGTTGAGAAATACCAACTTTGTTGTGGCTAAATACCGTGAATTATTTGACAATGTAGATAAAAGAGTGTATAATAAGTTTTTGAAGAAACGGTATAAATTTTTGAATAGAATTACATTATGAGTTTGAATAAAGAACAAGCGGTGTATATTGCTGGTGTGTTTGAAGATTACTTTGGTAACTTCAATCGTATTGATGAGTATATGCGAGAGCGGAAACTCAATTCACTAGCAGAAAGACCTAATGCTTTGCCTGGCATGGGACCTGAAGAAGATTTGTTTTCTGATTTCAGTATGCACCCAAATGATATGGAATTTGAATTACATGAGTTGCCTGCTGATAGATGGCAATTATACCTTGATATCATTTCTTCTCATAATAATCTATCTTCACCTGGCCGTAACATTCGTTTGGCTATCTTAGAAAAGAATACTCAGAAGTGGGTCGGATTCATCAGGATTGGGTCTCCAACGATTATGATGAAGCCTCGTAATGAGTTACTAGGCTGTGTGATTACAAACGAAACGGCAACGACCAAATCGTTCAACAACTCTGCTGCCATGGGTTTCGTAATCGTTCCTACACAACCATTTGGGTATAATTACCTTGGTGGTAAATTACTTGCCGCTATCTGTTGTTCACATCAAATTCGCCATAAATTAGACCACAAATACGATATGAATATGTGTCTATTTGAAACAACAAGTCTTTATGGTTCTTCAAAGTCTGTATCACAGTATGATGGTATGAAACCATTTTTGAGATTTGGTGGTACAACCGATTCAGATTTTCTACCAATGATGCACGGCAAACCATATGAAGATTTGAAGAATTATGTTGAAGGTATTGTAGGTGTATTTGTTCCTGCGGATGCCAGTTCTCGTAAGTTGAAGATTAGTAACACTATCATTTCTATGACTAAGGCTGCATTGAAACCCCATAAAGAAGAATATGATAAGTTCATGGCCACAATTGAGAAGGCTAAAAGTCTAACTGAAAAGAAACGATACTATTATTGTAATTATGGTATTGACAATTATAAAGATGTTGTTCTTGGAAAGACCACAGAATATAAGTGTGGTGAAAACTATGATAAACATGATTTTGCATATATTATTGACTGGTGGAAGAAGAAAGCGTCTAATCGTTACGACACTCTAAAACAAGAAAACCGTCTAAGAACAGAAATGGAAGTCTGGACTGGTGATAAAGAGATTGACATTATCCGTTGATTGTGGTAGGATAAATACTCCAATAATTTCATGGAGTATTGAATGGCTGGTAACGCAATAGAAACAGCAAAACAAGAAAACGGGTCAAAAGTATATTTTAAAAAATATATTGAGAGTTCCAAAGTACCATCTGAAAGTGAATTATTTTCAGAGGTTGTCAAAGTTTATCCAGACCTGGCTAAAAATACTGCTTTGCGTGAAGTATGGTTATCAACATATAAAAAACAAGCAACAGCTCTGAAGTTGTATTTGGGAAACAATAAAGGTTACAATTATTCCCGTGACGAATCAAACGGATTTATGGCTTTTATTGAAGATATTGCCAAATCTCGTTGTGGTGTAAAGACGAAAGACAATTGGGACCCGGCTGATATCTACATGGTAAAAGCCAACAAAGAAAGAGTTATAAGAAATAAGATAGATTCAATTACTAAAAGTGAAGATGAAATGGCTAACATATATTCGCTAAATGCGTATATGCGTGAGTTGATTCAGAGTAAAGATTTATTACCAGTTTCTTTGAAAGCAATTTCAAAAACAAAGCAAAAGGCTGACCTTGAATTATCTAATATGGGTAAAGCAGGAAAGCAAAAACAAATTGAATTCGCATTGAATGGCCCATTGAAATGTTATGCTAACTTTGGAACAAACAGTAAAACACCAACAGAAATGGACAATGGCGAAATCGCTGGACAATTTATGGTTGGTGATGTTATTGTGAATTGGCAAACAAGAAATTTCAATATGTCAACTGCTCGTGGTGGTGTTCAAACAGATTTGACCCCAACAGGAAAAGATGCTGGTGCTAAGATTGGTAAAGCTTCTGCTGATGCTATTGATGATTTCTTTGCAAAGAATTATAATAAATTAGGAATTATCAGACCAGTAAATGCAGGTAAAGACCCACATATTCCAGAAGTTGGTAAGTGGGACGCAACAACAAAAAAATATTGGGTTGATTTTTATAAAGAACTAAAGAAATTCAAGGTCAACAAAAAAGATATTGACTTTGGTGATATGAAAGTTATTTACAAAAATAAAGAAATAAGTAAAGGTTCTTTTGAACAAGTATTGGATTATTGTATTAGAGAAGAACAATCTACACGATATGCAGCTGGTCGCCTTTCGTCTAAACTAACCTGTATGCGTTGGGCGTATGCTTGGGCTCTAATTGAGAAGAAAGGTTTGATGGATGAATGGATAAAAACATTGTATTATGGTGCTAAAAAAGAATTTAGAGATACTAACGGACCGTTTATAAAGATATACTAATGAAGTTCACACAATTCCTAACAGAGGCCAAAGAAGGCAAAAATGTTCACCTTGAACATATATA